AGTATGATCAATTTCCGCACTCATTTTCTTTTCCAATAGGCTTTCAACTTGTCTATCAGAAAGAGAGTCAACATAAGCTTCGATGGATTCATTCTGCTTTTTCTTTTTGAAGACATCTGGGTGAATATCCTTCGCGTCCGACTTAGAGTCGTAGTGCTTCTTAAGATATTTCTTGAGCTTCTTACGCTTACCAGTCGCGGTGGTGCTGTAACCATCTGGGCTATGCTTAAGCTTGATCTTATGCTTAGCAGCATTTGGATCATTACCGCCCATATGATCGATATCAACGCTCATCTTCTTTTCGAAAAGACCTTCAATATCTTCATCAGAAAGGGCATCAACATAATCTTCGACGGCTTCATCGAGCTCTTCGTCGTCTGACTCATATTCGTCTTCTTCATCGTCAAAATCGACTTCGATTTCTTCGACAATTTCAACGGATTCGTCAATATTTCCTTCGCCAAAGATCTCTTCTGCTACCTCTTCACGCTGGATTTCAAGCGCATCAGTTACCTTTTCGGCGATAAGAGCGTCAAATGATTTCTTTGCTTCGACAAAGTCTTTGCCGACAAGATCATCAATTAGTTTTTCTGTTGCTTCAGACATTTAAGTTTAACTCCTGAATTCGATTTTATTTATACTATTTCGTTTTTCTATTAAGTTTGAGCGTCATCTTTTGGCTGAACACTCAGTTGAAATTGCTGACCTTGGGGTTCTTCTTCTGCTGGCGCTTCAGCCTCTTCTTCTTCGGCCTCTTTATCCATTTGTTTGGTCATCTCTTTGATGTCATCATCAGATAGTCGAAGAACATTCTTTTGAACCCATTCTTTAGAGAAGTAACGACCAACATAGTTATCAATTTCGTTAAGAGACTGGATACGCTCTCTCCAGATTTCGGTATCTTTGAGTTCAGCAAAGTAGTTGTCACGAATGTAGTTGACAATAATATCGTTCTCAATATCTTCCCAATCTTCAGGAGTGATGATACCCTTCAGTATAAGTTGTTGCTTGAGAATATTGAGGAACAGATAAGAGAACCGCATACGAAGGCGGTCGATGAACTTCTGGAATCGAAGTTCGTCTCTTGAAATCTCGTTTGACCGACCAAGACCAAATGGCTGAGCATCTGGATCAAGACGAGAAACTGGAACGTTGAGTGCCTTGAATACTTTCTTTTGGAAGTAGATGATATCGTCGATCTGTCCAAGGTTCTCACCACCAGGGAGAGTAGAAATCTCGGTACCACGACCACCCTCTCGACGAGGAAGCCAAAAGTCTTCAAGCATGGACATATGCTTTCGATCATCTTTGAGAAGACCGGTCTGGGCATCATACACGATCTTGTTACGGTACTTTGCCATGATCTGACGCATATACTCGTCAGCCTTACCCTTCGGCATGTTACCGACATCGATGTAGAAAATTCTTCTTTCAGGAGCACGAGCGAGACGATAGATGACAAGAGAGTCTTCCATCATTCGAAGTTGGTTGATCGGCTTAAGTGCTTTATGAAGGAAAGACACAACCTTCTTACGATGCTCGTCTAGAAGACCAGAAGCAACATAAGAAACCGAATCTTTGGTAAGGCGAATAGAGCTGGCTTGGTTGCCAGGCTTTTCTTGGAAGATGAAATATTCTTTTACATCTTCAATGATCTTTGCACCAGTGGTAGGATCACGCTTAGCCTTTACTTCTTTGACCTTACGGATTTTTGCGGCATCGATTGGACGAATGTCCTGAATACCTTCTTTTTCTCTACCTTCCTCAACGACGAGGTGGTGATAAATTCTTCCATCAATGTACCATCTACGGAAGATATCGTGTCCAAGTTCATTGAACTTGAGCATCTGTACGATGTTCTCAAATTCTTCTTGGATCTTATTCTTTACTCCTTGGGAGAGTTTAACATCATCCATGACGATCTCAACAGAAGACTCGTCCTCAGAAGACGTGACAGCTTCATTTACGATGTTGTCAATTGCCTCATCAACTTCAGGTTGAATCGCAACCCCGCGATATTGCATAATGAGCTGGTGATTATCACGAGACTCATTTCCATCCATGTTGAGGAATTGACCAAAATAGCCAGCCGAAGCGGTTGCATAACCGGCTCCGTCCTCATCAGTTGGAGGTACGATCGATGCAAGCTTCTCTTTCTCTTCTTTCTTCTTGTTTGCCCGAGTGAGCTCGAATCCGAAGAGTTTGATAAGGGGTCCGCCAGTCGCGTTATTGTAGTTGTCTGCCATGATTTATCCTTTTCTATGAAGGGCTCGTTATGAGCCCTCCAAGATTATGTATCAATTTCTTAAGACGTTGTATCCGACTCCCACCACTGGTACTGGAAATCTACCGTGAACTCTTCCACGACTGAGGTCGTTTCGTAGTTAAGGTCGATCTCAGAAACCCGAGTTGGGAAAGCAGAAATGAATGTATATCGCTTGATTACCGACTCGTCGCGGTCGAGTTGATCAACCCAAAGATCGACTTGATAGTCGGCTGGGTTAACAAGACCGGTGTTTGCCGAGTGGGCATTGATACCATTCATCCAACGTTCGACTGCATCTCTTACCGCGAAGTCGGTGTCGTTCATGACAGTGACTGTCCACGGCTCAAAGGTACGAGCTCCAGCGACCTGAAGCTGACGCCCTCTGAAGAAGACAGGAATTGGATCCATGTTCGATGCAGGAAGATTTGCACCTTTGCACATGAACGATGAAAGTTCAACATCCCCATTTGCGAATGCTGGGAAGTTAAGGGTCACTTTGAAGAGGTTAGGTCTTGCACCGCCACCCTTAAGCTTTGCCTTGAAGTCATTTACTCCGAGTACCATGTTTTATCCTCTTGTATTTACTTTTGCTTTACCAGAAAGCTTTTTTGTGGCAAGATTTATACCCCTTTCTCGCTTCGTCATTCTATTGTATCGCTTTTCAAAATCTTTGTTAGTTCTATCCCATCGACCTTCATCATCTTTATATTGAGATGAGGCCTTTGACATATATGAACCAACTTTAGACCCTGAAAGCTCATTGAGCTCATCAGTAAAGTCCCAAAATGTTTTCATATTACACCGTTCCTACCACTTCTTCGAAGTCAACACCAGTTCTGGTAGCAACGAAGTTAAGGGTGACATAGTTAATTGAGCGAGCAGGCTTGATGAAGATATCTGCGATGAACTCATTACGATCAACGACTGCTGGAGTGTTGTTCGTTTCGTCGCAGACGACACGGAAGTCCGTGATACCTCTTCGACCCTGAATTTCCCGAAGGAATGGTTCAACGATGTTGACAAACTCAGCGCGAGTAAACTCATCGTTGAATTCGAAGATAACGTTCTTTGCCGCAGCTCCAATAGCTCTTTCGACCACAAGGAAAAGACGACGAACGTTAATTCTATCGAACGCAGATGGACGAGCAAGCTTAGTTTTGTCACCATAAAGGAGAACACCAAGTCCAGGAATATTTGCGACCGGGTTGACACCAGCTCGGTAAAGTGTATCTCTCTGAGACTTGGTTGGAGACCAAGAAAGCGAGGTGATACCAAGATACTGACCTCTTCGAGAACCAGCCGGAGAGAACCATGGAGCAGCATTCACATCGGAAGCAGCCATGATACCAGCGGTAGACGATGCGGCCGGAATCTGGATGTATTGGTCATTGTACTTATCGTAGATCTTGAGATAGTCGTTATCAACAACAAGATACGACGAGTTCGTAAATGCATTTGCTCCAGCCACGATATTTGTGGTTGGATTTGCCAGACCAACGACGTCTTCTCTTGCTGGAGAAGTAACGACGATACAATCTTTACGGGTCGACTGAGCGATCGTGACAAGGTCATTTACGACAGTGTTTTGATCTGCTCTTGCTGAACGCTGTGGGGCGATAAGGAAATCGAGTTGAACAGTTTCAGTGTCTTCGAAAAGATCGAAACCAGTCGCGATTTGACCATTTGAAAGCGCTCCAGAGTTTGCACCCTGTGAAAGCGAGAAGGTTTCAGCCGCAGGAGTTGTAAGAGTATAGTTCGTACTGGAAGTTGGTTCAGTTCCGGCTCCAGCAACGGTGTAATCTGAATCCCAGCCGACAAAGTGAACATATTGAGAACGACTGTTGATTACATCAAGAGCATAGTTCTTTGAACCCTGATCAGTTTTTGCGTTTGATGCAAGAGAAAGGAATGGGAATGTCTCGAGTACAGTTCCAGGTGTACCAGTGAACTCGCCGTCTTCATCGATAACTGCGATGTGTACTTCATCATAAAGTCCACCACGCGCACTCACGAATGAGGAGGTACCAGGTGCAGCATCAAAACTGGAAGCATATGTCCAAGCATCGAATACGTTGCTTACGGAGTCTGCTGGACAGATGGAAACTGCGAGAGAATTACCAAGAGCACCAGGATAGCGAGCCATGAAGGTATGGTTATCGGAATCAAGCGCAGCTTGCTGGTTATCGAAGTTGTCCGAATTCTTGACAACTGGCGTAAGGTTAGAATCTGCCTCATCGATAGAGAACGCGTTTACTGCGCTCGAATCGACTTCGCGAACGACAAGGAGATCTTGTGAATATCTGAGAAACATAGCCGGCTGGAAGTAGTCGACTGCGTTGGATGCGTCGGGAGTACCGAAGGTTGCAGCAAGTTCGCCTTCATCGGCGATATCAACTCTCTGCTCAACTGGTCCCCAACGGAAGTTTCCTACAAATGCGCCGGTAGATGACTGAGCGTTTCGTACAACACTCGTGAGGTCAACCTCTTTGACGATTACGGCAGGAGACTCGGATGGTGTGAATAGTGCCATGACTCGTGTCCTATGTGATTTATTCTAAGTTGTCATGATAAGGATCGTGCTTCATTGAATCTATTTATCAAAATCAAAATTTGCAGTTTACAAACGCTCCTCGATGTATTATATTAGATCTAAGATGAAAGGAAGGAAAACTCAAATGTCAAAGTTCGTAAGCAACGTTTACCTCGAAAAGAAGAAGGTTGGAGAAATTCGACGTCTCGGCGACAACCAATTTCAGTATTGGCCCGAAGGCAAGAAGAAGTACGCCAACCCCGAAGATATTTTTTCCACCGTAGATGAAGTTTTGGAGCATATCGTATGAAGAACACCAAGACCCTTATTTTCCGTCGCGACGAGATCGGTTACTTCGATGAACTTTTGGAGCAGCTGAACTTTGATCCTGAGGACATCGGCAATTTGGACGAAGTCGTCGTCGAAATGCTTGAATGGAGAGCGGTGGCATCGTAATGGAACAATATCTCATCGACGAATTTATGGACAACCCGAACCGATTCTTCGAGCTTCATGCGGGAGAAAAGTTAGGTGGAGGTAGCTTTTGGACCGTTATGGACTCAGACGTCGAAGAAGTCGTCATAAAGCGGTGTAGGGCAGCAACAGAAGATATGTGGTTCTTTTATGCCGCGTATTGTATGACACATGGTTGCTCCAAGTCTTGGATGCCGAAGATCTACGCCGTTTATTTGAATCATGATATGGAGTATTCATATGCGTTGATGGAAAAGCTGGATACGCAGTTTGATTATGACCCCGATGAACACACTCGTCTGTATACGACAATGTATATCAATGGAGATGAAGAGGAAATTCGGAAAAGGTTGAAGTTTGAAAGGCTCGACAAAACAAAAGTTCCAATAGACGATATCGTCGAGCTAATGAAAGCGACTGAAGCATTTTTCCCAGATGCATACTTCGATGCCCATGACGAGAATTGGCTTATTCGGAAAGAAAAGGGCGGTCTTCAGCACGTACTTATGGATCCGCTCAATGAGTATGGTATTTGTCCAGAACGACTTTTTGAGGCGATCCGTTGGGCAATCGAAGATAACATTCCCAATTTCTGGGCCTGGAGATCTTCTTACCAGTGAGGACCTGGTCTCCAGTTATCTTGGATATCTAGATCGGGATCTTGATAATCATCGTGGTAGGGCATCCAGTCATGTCCTTCCACGACATCCCATTCATTACTCACTTCTAGTTTCTCTTTGAGTTCATTTCGACCATCATCGATGGCTCCAAATGGAACCACATCATCCTCAATTTGTCTAATCTTTTGCTCGTAAAGGAACTTACGAAGAGTTTCATCTTTCATGTGTGAGAAGAATTTCGTACCAGCAAAGTAACCGAATAGGACAAGGTTCATGACCAGGTCGTCGTGGTTACCGTCTGAGGCTTCAAAGGATTGACCCTTTGCCTCGAATGTCGAGATCTCTTGAATGGTCTCTTCATCATGGATTTCGAGACCACCAGCTTCGAGAATATCCTTGAATCCAGAACAACCGATTCTCTTGACCTTCTTCGTCATCTCGACACCGATTCGATCGGCTTTAATCACAGATTCGAGATGGATGTTCTCATATTCGAGTTCATGATAGAGTCCATTACATACAACTGAACCCTGATCATTTGATTCGACGATAACGTATGCTTCATTGTAGGCTGTGGCCCACTTGTAGATGATATCTGGAAAGAGTAGTGGCGAAATCTTGTTGTTTTGATAAACCGCAACCTGCTGGAATGGACTTGTCGAGATATCGATAATCGTGAAAGTCGAGTAGTCCATTCCTCGACCCTTACCAACATCGACCGTCATAACATATTCATGTCCAGGCTGAGTTTCCTCGTAAACACGAACATCTCCATGTCTTGCCCTAGGTGCCTTTGCCCTCAACGCCATCAGAGTGTTGGCGTCAATCAGGGTGTCACCTGTACCAAAGAAT